AGATCCCGGAGAGGTTCCCCTCTGCATTAGCGCTTGCTTGCCAGTGCGAAGGCCTCGATTGCGTCGTCTCGAGTGTCTAAGCCTTCCATCACAGGCCGGTCATCGTTGAAGATGATAAACCACTCGCCAGACATGATCGCGGAGTCGATGATCCCGCCACCCGGATTTGGGTTGCAAAGAAGGCCACAGGGACGGCTCTGAGTCCAGCCATTGCAGATAGTGTTCAGTGCGTTGATTGCGTCCATCTTCCATCTCCTCAGGTTTCGTCGGCTGCGTTCATCAACCGTCCATGTCCCTACTATAACCATACCCGAAAACAGGGTCAATAATAATTCATTGATAGACGAAAAATAATTCACCCGCCACGCTCACACCATGGACGAACGCGGAACGCGCACGCTTACTGAATCTCTCTCCGCCGCGATCGAGGCCGCGATGCTCGAGGTGCGGACGTGCACCCCCGCGCGCGTGACCGCATACGACGCGGCCGAGCAGAAGGCGGAGGTGCTCCCCCTCCTGAAGCGGAAGACCGCCGCGGGCGAGGTCATCTCCCCCAAACCGATCGGGAACGTCCCCGTGCTCCAGCTCCGCGCCGGGGGGTTCAGCGTCACGCTCCCGGTCGCGTCCGGAGACGTGGGCCTCCTCCTCTGCTCCGACCGTTCGCTCGACCTGTGGCTCGAGTCTGGCGGACAGACCGATCCCCAGAGCAGGCGACACCACCAGCTGACCGACGCCGTCTTCCTCCCTGGACTCCGCCACTGGGACGGCGTCCCCTCCGCCGTCGCGGGGACGACCCCGGGCTCGGACCTGGTCATCTCCGCGGAGGATGGGGACTCGTTCGTGACCCTCACTGCTGGGGGGGATGTCAAGATCAAGGGATCTACCGTCAAGCTTGGAAACCCCACCGCAACGGCCGCGCTTGCGCTCGCAACCCTGACGGACGCCCGAGTCACTGCACTGCAGGCGAAGCTTGACAGCCTGATCGGGAATTATGACATCCACACGCACGCGCTTGCGGGGGGTGTGGGCGCTGCGTCCCCTCCTATCCCGCTCGAGACGGTCCTGGGCGTGCAGGCCTCCGTAGCAGCGTCCAAGGTATTCGGGGAGTAAAAGCTTGGCACTACAGCTCGACAGCACCGGAGACCTTCAGCGCACCCTCGGGACGTTCGTCCGGCTCGACGAAGCCGCGGGTGCTGACCGAGACGAGTGCATCGGCCAGCGGATCGCCGTCAGGCTCCGCCGCTGGCGCGGCGAATGGTCCTTCGACACGCGCCTGGGGATGGACTGGGAAACACTCTTGCAGAAGGGGACCACCACGGGGCATCTCCGCGCGGCCATCATCCGTGAGGTCTCCCTGGTCCCCGGGGTGCGCGCCGTTTCGGAGATGACCGTCACCATCGGGGCGAACCGCGTCGCGTCCGTGTCCGGTCGCGTCTCCGTCGTGGGGAGCTCCGAGACGGTCGTGTTCAACGCGAGCGTGGGGGCGTAGGTGTCGCTTGTTGTAATGCCACATCGAAATAGTCGACGATCTCCTGCACGGTGATCTCCCCCTCTTTGATAGCCTCCTCGATCGCTCCCCTTGGGAGATCCTCATCTTCTTTTCTATCGTAATACATAAGCTTACCGACCAAGTCAGAAACGGTGTCCAGTATAATTTCTCTTCTCGTTCTTTCGTCGTTCATAGCATACTCCTAGTTTTTCCCCCCCGCAACTGTCCTTACTATAACCACCATCCCACCCAAAGATCAACAAATAATTCATCGATCGACAAAAAAACCGGGCGCGTCTACACTGCGACCAGGAGGACACCACACGCATGGGGACACTGACCACCGCGGGTTACGCGAAAGAGACCGCCGCCGAGTACCTGACCCGGCTCCGGGCCGACTGGCTCGCGGAGTTCGGCGCGGGGACCGACGTGTCCGACGACTCCCCGGACGGGGTCATCCTCCGGATCCTCTCACAGTACCTCGCCGAGCAGGACGAGTCTGTCGAGGCCGTGTACCAGGCCATCGACCCGGACTCCGCCGCAGGTGTCGCGCTCGATCTCATCCTCTCTCTCCTGGGTCTCGCCCGCAACGCCGCGACGAAGTCCACCATCGCCTCCGGGGGCGTCCTCCTCACGGGTACTCCCGCGACGGTGGTCCCGATCGGGACACGCTTCTCTGTCTCCGCGACGGGCCTGCAGTTCGAGATGCTCGCCCCCGCGACGATCGGGGGCGGCGGGACGATCACGACCGGGGTCACCACGGTGCTCACTGGTCCGACAGCCGCGGCGATCGGCGCGCTCGACACGATAGACACGCCCGTCGCAGGCCTGACCAGCGTCTCCAACACGGTCGCGGCCACGGTCGGAACAGACGAAGAGTCCGACGAGGAGGCCAGGGGGAGGCGAGAAGCTTCCCTCTCCGCGACGGGACGGAGTACAGTCGATTCCATCTACGCGCGCCTCGCGGACCTCGACGGCGTCACCAGTGTCAAGGTCATCGAGAACGCGACAGGCTCCGCGGTCGGTCTGCAGCCCGCGTATTCCGTACAGTGCATCGTCTACGGAGGGACGGCTCAGGAGATTGTTGATGAGATCTGGTCGTCGAAGCCTGCGGGGATCCCGACCTACGGGACCAGCTCGGGCACCGCGACCGACGCGGCCGGAGACACGCACACGGTGGAGTACACCGTCCCCTCCCTCATCACAGTCCACATCCGCGTGACCCTGACGACGGACTCGGATTACCCGACGGATGGAGCCGCGCAGGTCAAGGAGCGGATCCTCTACCGACTGGCGGACGGTCTAACCGAGTCGGAGGTCGAGGACGGGACGGTCGTCACGGGCCAGGGGCTGGTCGGCGAGGACGTGCTGACGGGCATGGTCGTCCGCGCGGTGTTTGAAGTCCCCGGCATCGTGACCTGCTCGACCCCACTGATCGACACGGTCGATCCTCCGGTCGCGACGGGCAACCTCGCGATGAGCAACACGCAGGTCGCGAGTTACGCGATCGCAAACATTGACGTGCTCTGATGAGTGTAATCACACAGATCACCGACTACGAAGCCCGCCTCATCGCGCTGCTCCCCGGGCAGTTCAAGACGGGCACGAACTGGCTCAAGCTGTTCGCGGCTATCTCTCAGACCGGGTCCGTCATGCAGGACCAGGAGGACCTGGTATACCTCCTCTGGCAGCAGCGGACCAGCTTGAGTTCTGCTGTCGGCCTTCAGCTAGACCAGTGGGGCGAGGTCG